AGTATTGTTATTGCAATGCGTAAACTTAAACTAAAAGTTGATGCAGATGGCAACAAAACATCACAAGTATTTGGTATTAGAGCAGCATGTAAAGTAATGAAATCTCGTTACGCTAAACCATTTGAAAGTGTACAAGTTGAAATCCCATATGAAACAGGTATGAGCCCATACAGTGGCTTGACTGACTTCTTTGAAGCAAAAGGTTTGTTAAAGAAAAGTGGAAACAGTTTAGAATATACTAGCACCAAAACAGGTGAAGTAATTAAAATGTTCCGTAAACCTTGGAATGCAAATAAGGACGGCGCATTGGATATCGTCATGTCAGAATATGACAATGATGTAGCTGATGCAGAAGAAGAAATTATGGATAACATTGAAGAAACTACAACGGAGGCAGTAAATGAATCTTGATGAAGGAGATTTTGAGTTTATTTTTAATTTATACGATGAAGCATCAAACTTTATAGCTGACAAAGATAAACCAGACTTTGCTCGAAGAACAATATACCAGCTTCTCGACTTCGGGTTTGAATTAAAACCGGCATATAAGGAAATATCTGATCATTGCGAATATTTAGGTGAGGCACTTGATGAACACCTAGAGCAAGAAGAAGAAGATGAAGATGTTTTTGACGAATACAACGAAGATGACGAGGAGTTAGAATACTAATGAGTGTATGGTATCGTAAAGTTACAACAAATTTAGGAGAGATAGTTGCGGCTATCTCTCACTATGAAAAGCAAATTGATGAAGCACGATTTGAGTGTAGTATGAAAGGTGTACTAGAAAAGCAGAGCAGAGACATGCCTGGTATTGTAGAACATCGATTTAATCAATTACAGGAAGTAGAAGCAATACTTGAATTTCTACATACTGAAATGCGTACATTACGATCCAAAACATTTCGTAAGTTTTTAGAAAACTACAATAAAGCACTTAGCTCGCGTGATGCAGACAAGTTTGTTGATGGCGAGCAAGATGTGGTAGATTTACAATATCTTATCAACGACTTTAGTTTGGTAAGAAACAAATACATAGGCATTATTAAGGCATTAGAAGCCAAGCAATTCCAAATTAATAATGTTGTTAAATTACGTGCAGCAGGTTTAGAAGATATTTCACTATAAAAAGGTTGACAAGTAAGACTTCTTGCCGTATACTATATTTATAAATAGGAAATGTTTAACTATTCAACTTTACCACTGGAGTCACAAATGAAAAAAACACCATGGCCAACTATTACAGTTATTGATGTAATGTGTGCAGCAGTCTTAGTTTATAACGATCAGGGATTTGTTCGTAGTGGACAAGGTTACACAGATACAGATACAGAATCTGGAAATCCCATTGAAATACGAGATAACAAAACTTGTATTGTTGATATTCTAGAAGATCCAGAAATGGCATTCTCTGAAGAAGAAATTACAAATGCTAATAATCTTATTGATAGCATTAATGGTAAGTTAATGATCAAAAAGATGACTAACAACCTCAATAATTTTGAGCAAAACGTTGCTAAAGCATTAGCTGAACCAGAAGTTAATAAATTTGCAGTAAGTATTATTGCTAGTTTACCACATAGTGTAGAAATTGATAAAAAGCGTGAAGCAGTTGACGATAAAATGTCTGCACTAAAGCATAGTAGTATGTATTTTGGTAATCGTGGTAAAAGATACGATATTAATGTAAAAGTACTAGATGTTAAATTCATTCAAACTAGTGATGTTTATATGATTACTACAGTTTACGCTGAAAAGGATATTATTAAGTTTTGGTGGCGAGATCAACCGGATATTAGTGATATTATTTCGGATAAAACCATTAAAATTCGTGGTACAGTTAACAAACATGAGCTATCAAAGTACTCAAATGCCAAAGAAACTATTGTAAATAGGGTAAAAATCCTACAAGTATAGGGTTTTATTTAAAAGGTTGACAGAATCTAATTCCTAATATATATTATACTTAACAATAACATTAAGTTATTATAATTAATAAAAAAAGGAGTTAAAATGCCAAAAACTAAAAAAACAAAAGCAGTGGGTACTAAATTTTTCAAAGAAGGTACTCAAAATCAAAGAATCCTAGCTAAATTCTGGGGTACAGGTAAATCTTTTACTATGGACGACTTGAGACACAAGTTAGATATAGCATCTCCGGGTGCAAGACTTTCTGAATTAAGAGACGAAGGTTTTAATGTAAAAGCAACTACAGTTGAAACAGGTGTTGTTGGTAGACAAACTAACGAATACACTATTTCTAAAAAAAGAGTATTAGTATAATACCTACTAAACTAGATTATTGGGCCCTCTATTATATTGGGCCCAAATCTATGAATAAAAGATTAAATAAAAGGTTGACAAGTAAGATGTCTTACTGTATACTGTAAGTATAGTTAATAAAAAACAGGAGTTTAATAAATGGCACAAATGCAACTAAAGAAAGCTCGCAAGAACCGTAAAGGCGAGACAATTGTAGAAGTTCTTCCTAATAATGTGAAGGACAATCCAAACGAAACAGACAATCAAATTATCGAGCGTATGCGTGAACGTTTTAGCATACTAGATGATATGACACAAGCGTCAATTGATGGTGTTGTACGTGGCATGGTTGTAACAGGCCCTCCAGGAGTTGGTAAATCTTTTGGTGTTGAACAAGTACTAGAAAAGAATAGTTTGTTTGATACACTAGCAGGTAACAAATTGCGTTTTGAAGTTATCAAGGGTGCCTCAAGTGCAATTGGTTTGTACAAAGTACTTTACAATAACGCAGACAAAAATAGTGTTCTTGTATTAGATGATTGTGATACAGTATTGTATGACGAGACAAGTCTTAACTTGCTTAAAGCAGCACTTGATTCTTGTAAAAAGCGTAAACTAAGTTGGAATACAGATAGTGCATTGCTAAGACGTGAAGGTATTCCAGATACCTTTGAATTCCAAGGTAGTGTTATTTTTATTACCAACCTTAAATTTGATAATGTGCGTGGTAAAATTAAAGATCACTTAGCAGCTATCATGTCACGTTGTCACTATTTAGATCTTACAATGGATACTACACGTGAGAAAGTATTACGTTGTAAGCAGATTGTTGCAGACGGTATGCTTAATGAATATCAATTTACTTCTGAAGAAGAAAATGATGTTATGGACTTTATGATCGCTAACAAAGAAAAGATGCGTGAAATTAGTTTGCGTATGGTAACTAAACTTGCAGATCTTAAAAAGAGTTTTGGTGATGAAAAGTGGAAACGAACTGCTGAAGTCACTTGTATGCGTAGAGCATAAAAAATAAAATTTAGAAAAAGCCCCTTTAAGGGGCTTTTTTTATGACATAAATAAACATATGGAATTTGTATTAAAAGCAATCATAGGCGGGCTAGTTATCGCAGGTGTAGTAACAGCAGCCGAGCGTGGTAATCCAACCATGGGTGCGTTAATACTAGGAATACCATTGGGTAGTGTAATAAGTGTTATTTTTATGCATATTAGTGGAGTACAACCAGAAGTGTTTGCTCAGCTGGCAAAAGAAACAGTTTACTTCGTAGTTGTAAGTTTAGTTTTCTTTCCTATCTTTGCATATATGGTATTACAAAATGGTTTTTGGATATCATTAACTGTATCCATTTCATTTACACTGTTCTGTCTTTATTTACTTTTAAAATATCTAACATAATCAAGCGTTCGAGCTTGACTTATCCTATACAATAGTGTATTATACTAATATGAAATGTAAAATTATTCTCAAAGATGAAGTTAACTGTAAGATAGAAGGTCTTGATGTTAGCACTCGTAGAAAATGTGAAAAAGAATTAAAGTTCTTTTTGCCATACGCATTCCATGTGCCAGCATACAAGTTAGGTAGATGGGATGGATGTCAAAGTTATTTCTCAGTAGGTGGTGTTACATACATTAACTTACTAGATAAAGTATTACCTATTATAATGGAACAAGGTTATCAGATTGATATTGATGATCTTAGAAAAGTACACACTTTTAATTTTCCAACTGTAGATGAAACAACATTTCAAAATAGACTATGGCCAGAAAAACATCAAATGGCAGGAGAACCTATTACACTTCGTGACTATCAAATTGAAATTGTAAACAAGTTTTTAAGTACACCACATTGTTTACAAGAAATTGCCACTGGTGCAGGTAAAACATTAATTACTGCTGCACTTAGTGAGCGTGTAGAACAGTATGGAAGATCAATAGTTATCGTACCAAACAAAGACTTGGTAAGACAAACTGCTGATGATTATACTAACTTAGGACTGGATGTTGGAGTTTACTTCGGCGACAAAAAACAAATAGGACATACCCATACTATATGTACATGGCAAAGTTTGAATAGTATTAGAAAGCGTTTTCGTGATGGACTTGATGAACTTAGTTTACACGACTTTACTGAAAATGTAACTTGTGTTATTGTAGACGAAGTACATCAAGCCAAAGCAGATGTGTTAAAAGACTTATTAACAAAAGAGTTCGCACACATTCCATTGCGTTGGGGTCTAACAGGAACTATTCCTAAAGCAGATCATGAGAAGGTTAGTTTACAAGC